TGTTCGTCTAGCTCATTATCTAAGACGTTTAGAAAGTAATAGTATTGTTACTTTCAATGAGTTTTTCGAAGAGTATATTACCAATGAGCGTGGTAAGGAATGCAGCTACTTTAATTTCTCAGGTGCTGAACGTAAGGCTATTGACCTTGCAATGTTATTTACGTTTCAAGATATCCGTAGAGCACAAGCAGATGTTTGGCTCAATTTGAGCATGTTCGATGAACTATTTGATTCGTCTCTAGATGAGAAAGGTATTGAGTTAGTCCTTGATATTCTTAAAGAACGGGTAGATAATTATAATGAATCTATTTATATCATCTCACACCGTAAAGAAAGTAAAAAGTACTGTATCGGTGGAGAAATCGTATACCTCGAAAAGAAAAACGGTATAACAACTAGAACTACAACTTATGATCTTTCCTAATAGCGTTTTTGGCGCGCCTCAACTACCTTTCGGAGCACCTACTATTGGTTCTCCTCTAGCTGCTAATGTAAGTCCACCACCTGCACAAGGGCAAATGCCCGGTGGTATTAAAAGAGCAGTAAGCTTTGCAGCTGATCACCAGGGTTGTGGTTTTTGGAGAATGCATTGGCCAGAAGCTGTTATTAATGGTCAGCAACTTGGAATTGTTAATAATAACAATTTCATGATTTTACAGAACAACTTTTACGATGGTATTACCAGTGTGAGAGTGCAAAGACAGGTAACACCTACACAGCTTCAATTCGTAAAGTACTTAAAGGATCTATCCAATAAGACCAATAAGTTTAAGATTTATTATGAGATTGATGATGTTATCTTTGCTGAAGATATTCCTCTTTACAATAAAGCACGAGAAGCATTTGTAGATCCAGAGATTGGCAAGACAGCTATTGAGATTATGAGACTTTGTGATGGTATTACTGCTCCTACAGAATATATGGCAAAGTACTATCAAGAGAAGTCAGGGGTACCGGGTATAGTACTACCTAACTACATGCCAAAGTTCTGGATGGATCGTTTTTATAATAAAGCCAAGGTTGTAGAGAACTACGAGCTTAATAAACGGAGACCGCGTATTGGTTATATCGGAAGCCCTACCCACTTTAACGTTGGTGGTGCAAATAGTGCAAAAGATGACTTTGGAGATGTTTCTGATGTAATTATCAAGACCTGTAAGAATTATAAGTGGGTATTAATGGGTGGTTTACCAAGAGAACTTGTACCTTATGTAAAGAGCGGGGATATTGAATACCATCCGTGGGTACGTATTTGGGATTACCCAACTGCATTTAATAATCTTAATTGTAACGTTGTTATCGCACCATTGCAAGATAACCGATTTAACTTAGCAAAAGCACCAATTAAGTACCTGGAAGCAGGGGCACTTGGTATTCCATGTGTTTGTCAAGATCTTGAGCCTTACAAGATGGCTCCTCTCCGGTTCAAGACTGGAGATGATATGATCGATATTATTAAGAAGGTACTTGGAGACCGTAAACGGTACTTGACTGAATCGGATAGTGCACGTAAGGTAGCATCTAAATGGTGGTTGGAAGACCACATTGACGAGTACGTTAAGCTTTATTTTTCTTGATAAGCCTCTATTATAGTACACAATAACACTGTGTACCGTAACCTTTATTATAGTCCTAAAGATAGCGTTTGTCATCTCTTTACTTGGGATGAAAACGGCAATCGTGTAGTCAAGAAGCATCCTTATCAGCCTTATTTCTACGTTGAAACTAATGCTGATAATGTAGATGCTGTCTCTATCTTTAACACGAAGCTAAAGAAGAAGATCTTTCGTAACAACTACGAACGTAATAGAGCTGCTCAAGACGGTGCTATCAAACGTCTCTATCATAATATTCAGGTAGAGCAACAGTTTCTTATTGAAACGTATAGTGAAGCGTATGATAAGCCTGAATTCACTAAATTTCCTCTTCGTATTAACTTTCTAGATATTGAGGTTCATTCTCCAGATGAATTTCCTGAGGCTAAGGATGCTAAGCATCCTATTAACCTTATCTCTATCTACGATAATCAAACTAATAAGTTCTATACTTGGGGTGAACGGCCGTATACTCCTAAGAGAGATAATGTAGTTTATACTGAGTGTACAAGCGAAATAGATATGCTTAATAAGCTTGTTGAGCATTTCGAAGCGGGTAACTACCCTGATATTCTCTCTGGATGGAACACCGACTTCTTCGACTTCCCGTACCTTATTAACCGCATTAACAATCTTCTCGGAGAAGAGACTGCTAAGCGTTTGTCTCCGGTTAAGAGTATGTGGTGTCGAGAAGGTATCTTTGTTAAGGGTCAACAACTCGATAAGTGGTACATTCACGGTATTGCGTTAATGGACTATCTTGAAGTTTATCGTGGTTTTGCGCGTGGTCTTCTTGAGTCTTACTCTCTTAATTTTGTTGCTGAGCATGAGCTTGGTGAAGGTAAGTTAGCTATTAATGCTACTAACTTGGCTGCACTTGCTGATAAAGACTGGGATAACTTCGTAGATTACAACATTCAAGACGTTGATCTACTAGTGCGTATGGAAAACAAGCTTCAGTTTTTCCGTATCATTCGAATGCTAGCTTATAAGGGTCTTACTAGCTTTGAAGCTGCTTTAGGTAAAGTTTCTATTGTTACCGGGTGTGTTGCTCTTGAAGCTAAGAAGCACGGCATGGTTATTCCTACTTTCGTTGAGGGACCTACTCGTGAAGCAATTGAGGGTGGTTTTGTGCGTGAACCTGAACGTGGCCTTCAGAAGGCAGTTGTTAGCTACGACGCTAACTCTCTATACCCTAATACTATTATTACCTTAAACATCTCTCCAGAGACTAAGGTAGGTAAGATCATTGCTAAAGACGATGAAAACGTAACGATTCTTCTCTCTACTAATAAGGAGTTTAAAGTAAGTAAAGAGAAGTTTATTCAGTTTGTTAATAACGAAAAGCTAGCGATATCCCGTGCTAATGTGCTTTATACGCAAAAGACTAAGGGTATTGTACCTTCTCTCATTGACGGACTGTATAACGAGCGTGTTTATAACCGTAACCAATACGTAGAGTATAAGAAGCAACTTGCTAAGTTAACTGCAGATATCGATGAGTATAAAGAAACGAAAGCAAAGATGGAACGTGCTGATACCATTCAGTACGTCATTAAGATTTTGCTTAACTCTATTTACGGTGTTTTTGCTAATAAGTTCTCTCCTATTTGTGATTCCGATCACGCTGGTAGTATTACTCTTACAGGGCAAGCAGTTGTTAAGCAGGCCTCTGAGATTATCGATCAGTACGCCAAAGAGAAGTTCAATCATACCGGGAAGTCATTAACGATCTATAACGATACAGACTCTACCCACGTAACTGTATCACCTATGCTACAACAGCTAGGCTTAGAGTTGCTTAAGGGTGAAAAGATTGCTCCTGATACTCTTAAGTTTATCGATAATGAGCTCGGTGTTTATCTTAACGACGAGATCAAGAAGTGGGCTGCTGTAAAGCTTAACTCTGTTGATCCTCGTTACTTCTTTAAGCGTGAGTCTATTTGTGACGTAGCTGTATACCTTGAAAAGAAGCGCTATATCATGCACGTTCTTAATGACGAAGGTGCTGATGTAAAGAAGTTTAAGTACGTCGGTGTTGAAATTGCACGTTCTACTACCCCGAAAAAAGCTAAGGAGCTTATCAAGCAAGTCATTGAAAACAGCTTACTCGGTCAAGATCAAAATAGAGCTAATAGCATTTATCGAGACGTATATGATAAGTTCAAGAAGCTTTCTACTGACGATATTGCTATTCGTGGAGGGTTAAGTGATATTGAAAAGCACGAAGTTAGAGCCGACGGCTTTAAGATCGCTAAAGGCACACCCAATCACGTTAAAGGCGCTATCTGGTATAATCAGTTGCTTAAGCACCGTGGTCTTGAAAGCAAATACGAACGTATTACCTCAGGCGGTAAAGTAAAAAAGATATACATTGCACCTAACAAGTACAATATCGATACTCTTTGCTATACAGGTATTTATCCAGTAGAATTGCACGACTTTGAAGTTGATTACGAAGAGATGTTCGATACAATTATTAAACCGCCTGTACAAGCAGTTTATACCGCTCTTAACTGGCAATTACCACAAGTAAACAACGAAGCTCAAACCGACCTTTTCGATTTATTTTCATGATTAAAGTATCTCACGAATCCCCCCTTAGTATACTTGGACCTTCTCGGGTATATAACGATTATGACTATGCTCTAGTGCATCTCTTCGAGACTCGCCCAGAGTACTACAACTTTTTTGAGGAAAGTCTCAAGTTAGGGCGTCATGTAATTTTAGATAACTCTATCTTTGAACTTGGTACTGCTTTTGATGCAGATCATTATGCGCATTGGATTAACAAGCTTAAACCTACTGAGTATATCATTCCAGACGTACTTGAAGATTGTAACGGAACCATTCGTTCCGCCATGGAATGGCACTTTAAATTAGATTGGAATAATGTACCAAATTCCGGAAGTAGAGCAATTGGAGTAGTACAGGGTAAAAATTATGGTGAGTTGGTTAAGTGTTATACGCATATGGATCAGGTAGTAGGGGTAGATAAAATCGCTATTTCATTTGACTATTCTTATTACGCAGAAGTTTTTCCTCATCCTAATAAATGGGTAGCGTTCATGATGGGTAGAGTGTTAACTCTTACTCGTATGATTAATGAAGGAGTTATTAATAAGAACAAGCCTCATCACCTTCTTGGTTGTGCACATCCTCGCGAGTTTAGTTTTTATACGAGCCCAGAATTTAAATGGATTGAAACACTCGATACATCTTCTCCAATCG